ACCATGTCTTGATTTTACATTGTTATACTTTTTAATTATTGTATCAAATTCTCTTACTCTATCACTACCTACAACCATAGATATTTCTGTAAAGCCTTGATTGTACAATGTAGTACAAATATCTAATATCATATTGGTAGTATTAATCATAATGTTTCTAGCATGACTAGGAAACATTTTTTTCATGTACGCTAGTTTTTGTCTAGGTGATAATGGATTCTTTTTAGGGTCTTCACTTCTACTTAAATATATTCTATATTCATCTGCTCTTACAGATTTAACTTTGTTAATAAGTTTTTCATGGCCAATTGTTGGTGGATTAAATCTACCAAAAGTAAATGCAATAGAATTGCCATCATTTCTAGCTTCATGTATTTCTAAATCATCTAGTTCTTTATCGCTAATAACACCATCATCTAATATTTTTTTACAGTATTTGTAAAACTTAATATAGTGATACTTCTCTAACATCTTATAGATAACATTTTTAGGTAATCTATTCTTGATACCAAACTTTTGTATTTCATCTGGTGACATATCTGAATCAAATGCAGCTCTTCTATCTGCGTCAACACCATCACCAACTTTAATTATTTGTTCAATACTATCTTCTATTTCTTCTAACTTATCTTTTACTTTATCTTGTAAATCTAATACATCATTTGGTTCTAATTCTTCTAGTTCTCTGTAATCTATAATATCTCTTTTTAGTTCACCTTTAATTACATCTAATTCTTGTACTTTTTTGTCAAAGTCTTTGATGTATAAATTTTTATCAAACACAAAATCTTCAGGTCGTTTTATAAACTTATTAGTTTCTATATCATATACAGCGTCAGCCTTTTTATTCTGGTCGTCATAAGTTTGTTTATCTGTAATAAAATAATAGTTTATAGGGTGGTCTGAACCAGGTATTAATTTACCTTGTATGTTATCTGGATTTTTAGCAGATAGATATTTTTTAGATAGTCTTTCTCTTTCAACTTCTCTTTTATCTTCAGGTACATCAAATAACACATTGATGTCCAAGTCTGCGTCTTTTCTATATCTTTTAGTTAATATAGAACCAATCAAAGAAGTTTTTAAAATAGGATACTCTGATTCAAATTCTTTTAGTTGTCTATCTATTTGTGCTTTTACACTTGCCTTAATTTTAGGGTCTTTTGTATCTGCGTCATCAAATACTTTTGGTGCATAAGTTCTTCTTGGTATATCAATGATACTTTCTTTAAAAGTTTTTCTCATTGTTATATTAGGGTAAATTTGTTTTGCTAATTTTACAGCAGCTTCATGGTCTGAAGGATAATGCCAACCTGCATATATTCTACCTTTACCTGTTTCTTCAGCAGCTGCAATCAAACCTTTCTTATGTTCAGGATATTGTTCAGCATAATATTCTGCAATTAATCTTGATTGTAAACTATGACCTGATGGATATGCTGGTGATTTCATACTATTACTTTCTAAAGGCATATGGTCAAATTTCATTTTTAATGCCTCTGCAAGTTGATATGGTCTAACTCTTTCAAATTTATTTTTATAATATCTTACAATGCCACCACCTATATCTGCAATTTTATTTACATCTGATTCTTTGTATTCTAATTTATTATTTTTTAAATATTGTTTTACAGCGTAACCAACTTCCAAGTCATGGTCTTTTACACTTTTCTCAATAACTTCATTTCTATCTTTAAACATATCTTGCATATCATTTAATTCTTGATATGTTTTATCACTACCGTTTGAGCTAGGTTTTGCAATAGACAATTCTTTATAATCGCCTTTATAATTTGTAACAGGCTTTTCTTCTATCTTAGCGTGTCTTAAACTATCAATGTCTATAAACTCTTTAAATCTCATTCTCCGCCACCGTTTCCGCCACCATTACCGCCATTGCCACCGTTACCATTTCCGTTACCGTTACCATTGCCGTTTCCGTTGCCGTTACCATTTCCGTTAGATGTATCACCATTACTTTTTGAACCTAAACCATAATAAGGATAATATCTATTTTCTCCTTTTGGTACACACACGCCTAACTTTTCGTCAAATCTGTATCCTGGTGGACACTTCTTTTCTGCGTGTAAGTTCATAAATTTTTTAAAGTTTATCATCTTCGTCTTGCTTTTCTTTCTGAAGCCATCCATCTTTTTGCTGTGTATGACTTCACTTTATTTCTTAATAATCTTCTTACTGACTTGTCAACTTTACCCATAGTCACCGTTGTAAGTTCTCTATCGTCTTTACTATTGTCAACAATAATCATACTATCCATGCCAAATAAATTTTGAAACTTACCAATATTACTTTGCACTTTTGTCCAAGATTGTTTTGTAATATATTCTGGTACAGTTCTTTCTCGTCTTCTATTTCTTTCTAATGCAACCTCTAAACTAGTGTTTACAAATATCATATAACAATCATAACCTAATTGTTTTAAAAGACTAACTTGATAATTAATTTTATCATAATCTCTGCCTGTACCATCAATGACCATACCTAATCTTCCTTTAATTGATAAGTCCATAGTTTTATCAGTTGTTGCCTTTGCTCTAGCTCTTAACATATCTCTTGCTTCTGCCTCACTATCTGGCATTTTAAGAGATAGGTTGTTTTTCTTTAATGCGTTTTCAAAAGCTGCGTCTGAATTAACAACTCTTAAACCTGTGCCACCAAATGCACCTCTTGTTACAAATGTTTTACCAGAACCTGGACCACCTGCTAAAAAGAAAGCTTTAAAAATATTAGGGTCATATAAACCTTCTTGTAAGTATCTTACTTGGTCAAAAGTCTTCATGTAATTTTACCTATAATCTCTTTACTAATTTTTTCTGGCGTACTACCTTCCGCCTTAATATTTATTATTTCATCTTTATAATATGTGAGTAATGGCGCTGTTTCTCTATGATAAACTTTTAATCTATTTTTTATAATCTCTGGTTTATCATCAGCTCTACCTCTTGCTGTTAATCTTCTAATTACCTCTTCTTCGGATACTTGAAGATTAATAACATGGTCATATTCTATATTAGCCTTTTCCATCATTTCAGCTTGTTGTACACTTCTAGGAAAACCATCAAAGATATAACCTTTTTGTGCGTCTGGTTTTTTTAATCTTTCTTTTACTGCATTTATAACAATCGGTGTAGGAGCAAACTCACCTTTTGATAATAGTTCTTTTACTTTTCTACCATCTGGTGTATCTTGTTTTGATAATGCTCTCATCATATCACCAGTATAAATGTGTGCAATATTTAATTCTTTAGTAATTAGTTCGGAATAAGTTGACTTACCAGAACCAGGACCACCAATCATAATAACTTTTGGTCCGTTTATTGCTTCGAAAAAATATTGTTTAAAACTTTTCATTTTTTGTTTCTGTAACCTGTGCCTTTTTCTCTATTACACCATCTTTTTTGCCAAGCATAAGTTGATAGTTTACTGCCTATATGTTCTAATATACTATAATAAAAATCTAAAATTTTAATCACCCTTTTACCCAATCTTTCTCTGCTGTAAAGTTTGCTCTACTAAATTCTAATCTATCTACAAGTTTGATTGCACCTGCAACTCTGTCAACTGCAACATAACCTTCTGGTGCTGTTACTTTATATCCGTTTGGTGTTCGTAAGAAGTGACCAATACTTTGCACCTGTGCAAGTTTACTAATTAAAAAGTTTTTTGCATTTGCTAAACTTATATGACTTGCAATGGCAAAGTAGAGAGCTGATTTGTTTCTATCAATAAATCTCAAGCCCTCTGCTTTTGCCTTTATGTACTTTTCTTTACCTCTGTCTGTTTTCTTAGCGTCTATTTCTGCCTGTAAAATGTTTTCATAGTAATCTCTAAATCCTGCCTGCATAACTCTTACTTTATCCATACCTGATTTTGAGTTCTTAATATAATAATTGAAATATGTTTTTAATCTAAATCCTACCGATAGAGGGTCGCTAGAATTTTTTGATATTTCATCTAACATTGGTTTTGCTTTTGATAATGACCCTTGAGCCATTCTAATTAAACCATCAAATCTACTTAATTCACCTTTATTAAATGTAGATGAACCAGAGGTATCTTGATATGAGGCAGACGCTAAGAATATAGAAGCAGGACCTTGGCCTTTTATACTACCAAAACCTGCCGTCATATTACTTAATGACTTACCTGTATAAACTGTATGAAATACAATGCCTAGCTTTGCTCTTGCTATTCTACGACCAATATCACTATCAGCTGGTACTGCATATGTAATTGTATTTGGTGTAAAAGTAATCATCTTTTCACCATCAATATTAGCACCTTTTAAATCGCCTCTAGTGTATAATAAATCTCCTTGATAAACACCTTGTAGACCTAACTTTGGTAGTTCTCTTAAACATACCATAAGTTTGTTTGCTAAATCACCACCGTGGTTTCTTCTTATATCACTTGTGGTGTAGTTTATTTTTGGAGTTTTATTAAATACTGATTTTGTGCCGACAAAGAATCTGCCGTTTTCTGGATTGATACCACAAAATACAGCTGGCGCACCGTCCCATTTGACGGACATATTTAACTTACCGCCTATATTACCGGCAAGCATATTTCTTACTGCGTTAAGGAAATTTACTGCATTGACGCCACCTTGACTACCACGATTTATAATATCATCTTCTAGGTGCTCTAGGTGTGTGTTCTTTTCCTTTGTGAAAAAGCCTTTAAAACTAAACATTTGTTCTCCAATTTATCCATTAATATAATCATCACTTTCCCATTAACAAATCATAATACTATTTATAAGATTTAAATATGTAATCGCACATTATATGGGAGGGATAGACACCACCTTGTTTATTTCTTATGTTGATTTTTAACATAATATTAGGTGTATCAATATCAATATCTACCCTTTTACCAGCACTTGTTTTACCACCGTAATATGCAATGGCTGACCTAGGTTGTGCTAGTTTATTCATAAATGCCTTGGTCATGGCAAAATGATGTATTTCACTTGGTTTTTTAGCATGAACATAATGATATCCATACCCTATACCAGACTTTAGAAAGTTGATAAACATAGCTTTATCCATCTTTCCAAACACATTTTCTTTTTCTCTAAATGGTTTACCACCATATTGATTAAATACAGTTGCTAATTTTGTAGGATTTAAACCTAACATTTTTAATAATGCTTTACCTTGTGGATTTTTTACAGTATTAAATTTTTTCATCTCATCTGCGATAAGATATTTTGTAACACCAGCATTAAAAAATGTAACTGTGCCTGTTGCTTTTAATGATAAGTAAACAGGACCTTTATCAGAGGTAACTGTTATGTCTGTAACAGTTTGACCTATATTTTGGTCACCACCTTTACCTATAAAAATTTGACCACTTTGAAATACTAAAGGTCTTCTTTGATTTAAACCACCCTCATTATTTACATCAAACTTTTTACTTTTATTCCAGCCATATTGTTTGGCCATTTCTTCAATAATCTTTTCAGTAAACTTACTTTTATATTTACTGCCATCTTCCCACCATGTATTTAAATCTTGTGTTAAGTCAACTTCAAATTGACCACCTTTGTTTTGAACACCACGACCACCTCTACTGCCTTCGCCAAATGATAATTTAACTAAATCAGTTTTAACGGCCTTTTGTATATCTTTGATTGTGGTAACAGATTGAAAACCACGAGAAACTTTTATCTGTCTTTTCTCATTAGGTTTTTTACTTAATGCTATGGGGTCTTTTCTATTGTATTTTTCAGATAGATAAGTGTAAACAGACTCATACTCAGCGCCAAATACGCCTGCCTTTTTGATGTCGTTAACTGTTTGTGGTATAAAATCGTAAGCCATACTACTATTTATATACCATTAATCAGCGTTTGGCAAGCTCTCTTTCGCCCTTAATACATAAAAAATCAGGTATGCCACCATTTTCTAACCAGACACGGTGTTTATTTTGAAACTTCACAAGACTAGAGGCGTCTTCTTCAAAAAAGAATTCAGACACAATTTTACCTTTAGGCTTTTCTATGACTTGCCATATAATCTTACGACCTCTTTTGACCATCTTTTTGATATAATGTAAATCTTTCATTTTTGGTCCTGGCCTCCTGTCGCCTTTGTGAAATCTAACCTTTTGTGTCTTCTTTTTTTTAGGCATATATTATGCTGGTATTAGCTCCATATCCCACGATATAATTCTTTTCTTTTTAGTTGATTTATTTGGTGGGCTAAAGTGTGTTACAAATTGTGGAACAATTACAATTTGACCTTCAACAACTTTTATAGGATGATAAATTGATGTATCATTTTGTATATCATTCCATGGTTGGATGTAACTTGTAACTGGCGAATCTTTAGGTAAATCAAGATATAAAATACCTGCCCAACCTAATGAACCATGATTATGTGGCGAATGATATTCGCCTTTAGTATATGATACTGACCATATATCACTTATTTTAACACCTGCTTTTACTTTATTTGTTAACAGATTTAATTCTTCTTCTAAAATTTTACTAAAGCCTTGTGCTAATCCATTTCTATTTGATTGTCTATTTGTAGAAAATGGTTGAATGCCTGTTTTCTTTTCAGGATAAGACTTTAATAAGTTTATTAACTTTTTTTTCTTTACCTTAAAATTTAAAGTCGGCAATGTGTAATAAGGTATATTAAATAATGTTTCTTGTATCATTGTTCAGTTTCTCCTGGTTCCCAACCTGCCAATATTTTTTTAACAGTTGTAAAGTCTTCTTCTACGGTCCATACATTTTCTTTAGACCATATTGTTGTATGTTTACCTTCGTCTGCTTTTAATACATCTTCATAAAAACAAGATATTCTATCCATGTCAATGGCGATTTTCTTGCCTTCAAAAGGTGCTGAAGCATTGGTAAATGTTTTAAAGTTTGCCATATATACTCCTATATTTTAAAATCTGAAAACTTACTATATGCGTCCTCTGGTGAGGGATAGTTTTCATCTTGTTTAGTTTGATTAGCGTCAACAATATTTTGAGCATTGTTTTCTACATCATACAATCTCATCTTAGCTCTGTCAACACCTACGATAAACGCCCTATTCATTGCTGGGTCATTATATCTATTCTTTAATTGTTTAACTTTCATTTGACCTAATGCTTCTAGCTCTTCGTTTGACATTAAGGCAAACATGAAATCAGCAGTAGCAGGTAGACCAAAACTTTCAGATGTATCTTCTAAACCAATATCAGTAGAAACATAACCAGTTCTAGTCGTTTGTGTTGCACTAAAGATAGGTAAGTTAAACTCTACGGCCAAACCTCTTAATTCTTCAGCGATTGCTTTTACATAAAAATAAGATGATATATTACCACCTTTAAATCTAGCACTAGCACAAATATTTAAATAATCAATAAAGACAACATCTGGTTTAAAACTTTTTTTCAATGCTAACTCATTCATCAATGCTCTAAAGTGACCACTATGAGCTGAGGCAGTTGGATATTCTTTGATAATTAATTTACCATTTGTCTTTTGATTTAGTTTATCTAATTTATTATCGTATAATTGTTTTGGCATATCATGTAGGTCATCCATAGTAACATCAAATAAGTTTGCGTCTATTCTTTCAGCAATTCTTTCTTCAGCCATCTCTAAAGTTATATACAATACATTAAGACCTTGTGTTAAAAAACTAGAAGCAACATGACACATAAACAAGGATTTACCAACACCTGTACCTGCAAGAGCAATATTCAAAGTCTTACTAGGCACACCGCCTTTTGTAATTCTATTAAAGTAATCTAAATCAAATTTATATCTTTTTTCTTTTGTATGATACCATTCAAATCTATTTTGTGCGTCTTCAATATAATCGTGACCAATATGATTATCAAAACTAACTGCTAATGCGTCTGATAAAATACTAGGTATAGCTTCAGGTGTTCTCTTTTGGTCTTTGTTATCTAATATCTTAATGCCTGATAATACTGCGTTATGCACGGCTCTATCTTTACACCACTTTTCAGTAGTGTCTAACAACCATTGTAAATCAACTTCTTCATTACTTGCATTAGAAACAAGTTGTCTTAAATTTTTAAGTTGGTCTTCGTTAAGGTCTTTTCTATTATTAAGTTCAATTAATATAGTATCTTTTGTAGGTAGATTTTTATAACCATCTACAAATTTAAATATCTCACTAAAAAGAATACGCTCATCAGCATTACTAAAATATTCAGGCTGTATAAAAGGTAAAGCCTTTCTAGTAAAATCTTCATTGAAGAATAGATTACTAATAATTGTGGTTTCTATTCTATCACTTAATAATTGCTGTGCCATCTTTTATTTGTTTCTCCATTAATTCAACTAGTATATCACCAATATGGTCTACAAACTCGTTATTATCTAATTCTTTATTATTAGGATTTTGTAATATATCATAATCAAAACGCATTGGCAAGTTACCATGTTCATCTTCATCTTTTGCAAAGCCAACTTTACCATATTTAAAAATTACACCATCATACTCTTTAGATAACAACTTTATACAAGTAAAGTCATCATGTTCTCTTTGTACAAAGGTATAAGTTTTATTCGTCTTGTCCGTATGTGAATTTTTGTTTTGTGAATTCATCAATCTTTTCTAACACTTCCTTTGTAAAATATTTTTCAGGCTCAGTATTGATAGACTTACCAAAAACTTTTGTGCCATCTGGCATTTCATATCTTGTAGATACTTTCTTAAAGACACCAGCTTCTTCGCCTAGTTCTAAAAGACCATAATATCTATCAAGACCTTTTTTATAAGTTAGTCTAACATCTATTTGAGCATTTTCTTTTGTTAATCTTGATTTATAGTTTTTACAATGTATAATATTACCAACTACCTCTGTGCCATCTTTTTCTTTTCTTTTACCTAGGTAGACGATTGATGAAGCAGCGTATTTCAAACCTGAACCGCCACCCATTTCTTTTTGTGGAAACATAGAACCAATCACATCATAAGTATGATTAGTCATTATCATAGGAACATTTGCTTGACCTAGTTTTAAAGTCAACACTCTGAAAGTAGATTTAACAATTTGACTTCTTGTCATATCTCTTGTTTCTTTACCAGCAGCTGTGTCTTCCATTTCTTTTGTAGTAGATAACATACCTAAACTATCTAATACAAACATCATTGGTTTTCGTTTGTCTTCTGGTTGTTCCAAATATTTGTCAATCACTTTGATTGATTGACTTCTAAATTCTTGTACTGTTGCAACAGGCATAACAACAAGTCTTGTACTATCAACACCTCTACTCTCAACCATATCTCTTGATATAGCATTTTCTGATTCAAAGTAGATTACACCTGCGTCTTTGTTTGCCTCTAAAAAGGACTTTACAACGCCTAATGCAAAGAAAGTTTTACCTGTAGCAGCCTCGCCTGCGATTGCTGTAATACGATTGCCTGGTAGACCACCGTAAATAGAACCAGATAATAACGCATTAAAAGAGTATGAACCTGTATCAATAAAACTATCTACATCACCTCCAGCAACACCGTCTTTGGCAAGTGTAGCGTATTCGTTACCTGTTTCTTTAATAATATCTTTTAAAAAATCACTCATAATTACTCCTAATATACATCATTTGTATCATAATGTCAAGCTTCCTCTAGTTCTCGCCAGTTTTTTCTCATTCTTATATACTTATCATCTTTTGCCACTCTATTTCTAAACTCTCTGAATATGGTAGCTGACTTTGCAAAATGACAGGTCATGGCGTCTGGTTCCTGTGGTTTTACATTTCGGTTTTTATCATATTTATTACCATCTCTATGATTGGCATACCGTCTTGCCCTTGTAAAACCCATTTCTAAAAACTTTCTACACATATCCATACCAATAAAATCATTTTTAGCTCTATATTGTGCGTATGTGAAGTATATTTGATTAGCAGATTTATATGCTATTGTTGGGGTTTTAAATCTCCAGTATTTACATATGTCATTTGTATATGGTCTTACAAGTAATACACCTTGTTCACCTCTACCTATACGATATTGTTTTCTGGTTTCTTTGTTGGTAAAATCTAATTTTTTGTAATCTAATTTATAATCAAACTCTTTCACTATTCTTCGCCCTTAATATAACTGGTCTACCTTTTGGTGCCTCTAATTGAGGTTTAGGTGGCCATTCTTCATTCCATAATCTGTATTTTTCGTTTTCTGGTACCCACCATTTTGGTGGGTCTTCATATTCGCTTTGTGGTATTTTAGTCCATAACATTTGTTTCATTTCTTCTACATTGACAGGACCAAATTCAGTAAATGCTCTGCCTTCAAATTTATCTGCCATTGCAAATATTCTCTCTTTATTGTATTCTTTCTTTCTTTGAAAGTCCCAATATTCTTTTAAATCTATATACTCTTGTTGTTGTATTGCCATCATATATTATTTATCTAATTATATCAATTTTACTATCTCTAGTCCATACTTCAAGGTCTTTTCTTAAACGGCCATCTTCATTTAATTTATTCCACCTTTTTGTCGCAAGCTTACGCCACCATTCTATTAGTTCATTATCATAATATCTATCAAAGTTTGGTGCCTTTATAATTTTATCTGTTTTACCATTTACTATATCTATAAAGTTTTCTATACCATAATTAGACACATAATATCTTTTTCTCTCTGTAAGTTTTTTAGCATTTATTATTGTTGTTTTAAATTTTTCTAATTCATCACCTGTTAAAGTTTTTTTAATTAAACCAATAATTGCATTTGTAAGTTTTAGTTTTCTACTTGAAGCGTCTTCTTTTACAATATGACCAACTCTACTTTCAACATAGTTTTGTAAATCTTTGAATGGTTTACCATGTATCATAGGTATAAAATCACTATCAGTTAGACCTTTGTATCTTAACATAGGTTTCATACCATCATATTGACTAGCAGATTTACTATTACCATATAAACTTGTAGTTTCAAACATACACAAATTCATATCATATTTTTTATTTAATTTTTCTCTAACTTCATGTGAACAACACAAAGCTGCCAACAATTTACCACCAAGATAATTGAAACCAAATGGCTGTGTAGGCACAATAACAAAACCCATAATAGTGGTTTTATTAAATGTTGTAAGTTCAGGCACATTACCTAACATATCATTTCTAGGTTTACAATTAATTACTGGTGAACCAAATCTCATAAAGCCAACATACTTACCTGTATTCATTTCTTTTACTGCAAGTTTTAAGGCTTTGCCAGGTATACTGACCATATTACTATGACTTGATATTAAATTTATAGAAGTGTCCCATGTATGATTGTCTAACTCAACAACTTGTAAATCCATAACCTCTGGCGACATTGTAAAGTCATCAAACATATCTGAATCTAAACCCATACCAGGCAGAGGTGCTGGTATAGTTTCTATTTGTGCCATTTTCTGGTCACGCATATATTGGTCTATTCTACTAAATTGTCCAAAATAATCGTTGAACACATTAGCACAATGTAACGCTTCTTCTCTATCTAGGGTTTTCGTCATTCCACATCCATAATAATAAACATACAAATAATAATGGTATTATACTACATAATAATGCTAAAGTCAAGCTCATACTTCGTTCCCCCAATAGTCCCAACCAGGTCTTGATTTTTGTCTTGCAAATAATTCAATGTATGGACCTGGAGCTAATCGTTCAATATCACCGTGAATCAATGGCTTCTCGGAATGTCTTTTCCTTTGTGAGATTATTAGTTGACATACATCTTTATTTAATCTTTTTGGTCTACCTCTGGTTGCAAGTAAACACATTTCAGGATTACCTCTAGTCCAATAACCTAGACCCGTAAAAAATCCTAGTGTATTTTTATTTGTTTTCGCCCATGTAAAACCAACTGTCTTATATTTAAAACCCCAGGCGTCTATAACTTTAAACGCCTGGTCTAATAATGGGTCGCACACCCACATTAATAGGACTGAATCAGGTTTAGCAATGTCGCTAACACCCATAGCACAAATGTCAGCGAGGCTAAGCACAGGATAATGTTTTTCAGGACTTCTATCCTTTCCTTTATCTGACCTAGTTTTAAATAACCAAGGAGGGTCTGCATATATCACTCCGTATTTTTTTGTTGGTAATTTATCCAAAGAAACTCTCCAAACTGGCAACTGGTTCTGCCTTCCAATTTATTGCGTCTAATATAAAACGCATAGGGTCTAGGAAAGTTTTTTGAAACTGTATCTCGTAATCAACATATTCTTTCAATTTAAACTCCGTAGGTAAAGTTGACATATAACTAATCACATCAAACTTAAATGGATTAGCCTCTTTTAATTTAAGAAACTTAATTTTATCACCGTCTTGTATATAAGGATATTTCATACCAAGATTTAAGTTCTTTAATTGATGATTGTAAATCAAAGCACCTTTTACATGAATAGGTGTGCCTTTAATAAAGATACTACTATTACTAGCATACTTCTTAATGTTATTACAACTTCTAGGAAAGGCAATCATTTCTGGTTTTAAAGTTAGAAACTCTTTCTTAAAGTCTGCAATAAATTTATGCAAATCAGATTGTTCTTTAGACATAATAATCTTGATTGCCTCTTTAATTTTACCACGACAAACTTGAGGTGTGCTAGACTTGACAGCTTCGATACCCATTAATTTTAATTTAGGTTCGGCAAGTCTTACGCCTTCTTCGTCTAGCACATTGAGCATATACCGTTTCTTTGCAACCCATATGCCCTTATTAGCAATAACCTCTCGTTTCATAACCATTGCATTTTTAAATGCGTTAGAATAATCTGCTAACTCATCAAAACATTTTGCAATATATGGTTCTAGTTTTTGTTCACATACTTTATTTAAAAAGTCTGTAATTTGTTCATTTGTTTTACCTTGACAAGTCTTTTCTACAAGTTTACCAAATCTTACATAGATTGAATCTGTATCAGACGCAACAATATAATCTACATGGTCTTTAGTCTGTAAAACACTATTTAAATATTCATTAACTTTTTTTTCAATAAATCTAATAATAAACTGACCAGCAGTTGTGATACCACTTGCCTGTCTAACATCATAATATCTAAAGTATTGATTACCAACTGCACCATAAGCTGAGTTTAAGGCAATCTTTTTTGACCATTGAATATTATGACATCTTGCAATCTCTCTTGTTAGTTCTTTACTAGGATTTTTTTGATACTCTTGTTTTGCCTTAATCATTCTTTGTTTAAAAGTAACACGGTCATTATACATTTTTTCCATCATTTCAGGTAAAAAACCTTGACTATCATTTTTAAACTTTGCACCATTAGGTGTAATACAAGCGCCTTCAGTTTTTAAATAGTTTAGTGGTATTTTCATATCAATCATTCTATTTACATCAACACCTTGACCACTTTCACCAAGTATTTTTTCTGGCGATATATTATATTGTATAATAATATGTGGATATAGAGAGTTAATATCAAATGAAACAATCCAATCGTGACCACCTAATATTGGTTCTTTTACATAAGCGCCTTCATATTTTGTTTCTTTACTATGTTCTTCTCTTGGTGGCACACATATATTTTTTTGCATTAAATGGTTTGCAATCAATGTGTCCCATACTCTAACTTGTGAGAATATATCATCATAGTTTACTTTTGAATCATATGCAACTGTTAATGATAAGTCAATAAGACCAAGTTTATCTTCTAATGCGTCAACAATTTCAACATCTTGAATATTATAATCAATAAACTTTTGAAAGTCTTTCTCATAAAACTCTTTAAATGTATCATGTGGATTTTCATTTTTAGATTTACCTAATTCTAACTCACCGATAAAGTCAAGTTTGTAGCTCTCTTGTCTTGTTGGTATAAACCATTTGTATAAGTCAAGATAATCTAACATGGCAATACCATACAGATTATAAACCGTTTGAGTTCTACCTCTTACAGTTATTTCTTCTCTATGTGCTAAGTTCCAAGGCGACATTCTATTTGCAACTTTATCGCCTGCAATTAGTTTTAGTCTATTCATTAAGTAAGGTAAGTCAAAGAATTTTGTATTCCAGCCTGTGATAACATCTGGATGATTTTTAATCCAAAACTTCATAAACTCAAACATGAGTTCTTTTTCGTGTTTACATTTAATATAAGTTATATCGGTTCTATCTGTATGAAAATCACCAACACCCCAAGTTATGATTTGTTTATTAGATTGATTTTTTACAGTTAGACAAATGATTTCTTCAATAGGATTTTCTACATCTGGAAAACCATTTTCACAAGTAGTTTCAATATCAAGTGTGAATATTTTAATAAGGTCTTTATCCCATTGTATATCTTCAGGATGTTCTTGACCAATATACTGATAGTGGTATCTTTCTAAACCATAGATAGGTGAGTTTGCTGTGGCAACTTCTTTACGAAACTTACGAGCGGCGTCAATACTTGTAAACTCTATTGGTTTTAAATACTGACCTTGTAAAGTTTTATATTGAGAGTGCTCTTGTGTTAGTGCATATAAAGTAGGACCAAAGTTAAGTTTTTCTTTATACTCTTGGCCTTTGTGTATGCCTCTAACTAATAGTTTGCCTTTATGTTCAATTACATTTTTATAAAAGTTCATCATTCCTCAAGTGTACAATTAATCCATCATCATCTTTATCTAATACTATTTGGCAAGCTAATCTACTTATACCATCTTTATATCCTTTTTCATATTCTAATAATTCAATCTCTGGTGTAGTATTACTTATTTTACCATGTTTGGCAAGCCACCTTTCATCTATATGAACATGACAAGTACAACAAGCACAACTACCACCACAATCAGCTGGTATTTCTGGTATATCAATCTTTGAATAAAACTTAGCCGCCTCCATAAGAGAGGCACCAGTATCAACTTCTACTGGTATTTTACTACCGTTTCTAACAAAGTATACCGTTATCATTATAACTTCGGTATTTTAGTTTCTGTTATAAGTTCAGAATTAGGTGTTAAAATTTTACTTGTATTTTTTTGATACGAAGCTAGTATTTCTTTTTTTGGTTTAACTGTTGTCACCACCTTGTCTTGTGCAATAACAATTTTATCCTCATCTGCATATGGCATATAAGGCGTCATCATTAATTGTACTGGTTGACCTGGTGCTGATTGAGTTGGAATGATAACAAAAGGTTTTTCAAAAGTATAATTACCCATAGTATCTTTTTCTACTTTGGAAATTACATCTTCACCTGTTTGTAATCTTACAATTTTCACATCTGACATAATATCTCCTTCATTTTATATATTATAACACAACTTGACTTATTAGTCAATGCTGTATTTAGTTGTAATCACATATTTTCTTTGTGGGTTTACCATAACATTTAATCGTTTCATAAATGCTCTGTCAAGTAAGATAGGTGTTCTATCTTCTCTATCATCTATGGTAAATTCTACATCTTTATAGAAGCCACCAGCAAACTCTACATCAAGTTTGACCACATATCTGGTTTCTTCGTAATCTCTTAAACCGCCTACTGATATTTCTTCAGTTCTTACAATTTTAGAGGTGATGGTTTTGCCTAATAAAGACCATCTTATTGTATTGTTTTTCTCTACTTGAAACTTATCGGCATGAATAACTGGCATACCTGAATTACCTGTATCAAATTTTGATATTAATTCTCCAAAAGGTTTGATTGTTAGTATTTCTTTAAAACCACATTCAGTTGGTACTGTATATCTATTTTCTGGTTTTGCAAAATGTGTAATAACTTCTTTTGCAATATTCATATTAGTAGCTTCTTCAATACCCTCTGTGCCTGGTGATGAGTTTACTTCTAACATATATGGTGGTTGACTTTCTCTATTTTTACTAGGTATAAAATCAACGGCAGTCCAATAACCACCAACTGCTTTAGAAGCCTTTAAACATTCTTCTATTTCTAACTCTGTAAGTTTTATATTTTGTGGTTTAGAACCTTGCGATACATTTGACCTAAAATCACCTTCGATTACTGGTCGTTTCATAGCTGCTAAAAATTTACCACCTAATATATGTACTCTTACATCATAATCTGTTTTAATATATTCTTGTACTAATAAATCTGCGTCTTCATCTTGTTTGTGAATAAGTTGTACAATAGAATCTAAACCTCTTTCACTATCTAAAAATAAAACACCAACACCTTTACTACCTCTTAATGTTTTCATTATAAGAGGAAACTTGATGTCGGCTTGTTCTACTTGTTCAATAGATTTTTCGGGGTCGTTAATTAATTTTGTTTTTGGTTGTGTTAAACCATAATCTGCAAGTCTTAATGCTGTTCTATATTTATCAGCACATACATTAATTGTAGTTCTAGGATTTACTAGTGTTGCATTTGCTCTTTCTAGTATTGATACAAAGTCCATCCAACTATCTTTTCTAGTTATTGAACCTCTTACAACTGCAACGGTCATAGCGCCAACTTCAAAACCTTTTTTATCATCTTTATTATGAAACTTACGGATACCGTTTTCAAATGTTGTATAACCACCTGTTAATTTAAATAAGTAATGTGGGTAACCTAACTTATCACACTCCTCTTTTAATCTATCAGCAGTATGAAAAGTCTTAGCTTCTTCAGGCTCGTCTGTAATAATCAACAGCCTTAAAAAAGGTTTTTCTTCTTTATCTTCGGTGATATAATCTTTAAAATTAGCTACTTGCATTATTGCTATCTTGCTCTGGACTTTCTTTATCTTCAGTTTTCTTACCTATATTATACTTAGCAGATAAGTTCCACTCTTTCTTTTCCTTAAATGGTAAAACTTTTATTTGACTTAAAGGTGCTTTGTCTTCAGCCTCTGTTGGTTTTACTATATCAATTAAGTTCCAGTCTTGTAGTAAAATAGCAATTGTATTTCTTCTTTGAATATCGTTAGCGACTAATGTAGCCTTTTTGCCATCTAAAGCAAATAACTCTTTGAAGTGTACTATAAAATACTTACCTTGTTTGTGTAAAATATGACAAGATTGGTATAAGGTTTTATCTTTTCTACTTGCTACACCAATTCTTGTAAGGGTTTCTCTGACTTTTAAAAAGTCGTCTGGTTGTTTTATGGTGACCTCTAGCATACTTTCCGGTGACCATGAAATTTCTTCACTCATTTTTTTCTTCTCCCGCCTTTGTCTAGGCTTATTTTTATATCGTCAATTTGTTTGTCGGTTAATATGCTTAAAGCCTCTTTTGCTTTCTCATTACTGTAACCATAATACTCTTTGACATAATTAATATTTTTCAATTTGGCTTGTGATAACCACTTGCCACCAAATCGCTTACTCTTCCTGATACTATTTATGTAAAAATGAAACTGGAGCTTCTTGTCCAAGAAGTGATAACCATTCATTTCATTTGCTTGAGCAATACAATCATAGTGCATAGATAAACACTTATTGACTATAA